GCGTCCGATGGCGCTGGTCTCACAGTTTTCTAGGGCACTTGTTTTGTTGACCATTGATGACCCGCGAATTTCTTCGGCGTACCCTGTGGTGGTCGGGACTGTGTCGGCTATGTCGGCGTAAAGTTCGGCACGTATGACGATGCGTTGTCCGTCGTCTACGACAATCTCGGTGATGATGCGACCGCGTGGGCAGTCTTTCCAAAACAGTGGGAGGCGTTCGGCTACTTCTGCGTAGTCGGCTGGGTTGAAACTCATGATTCCATGTCCTTTAAGTGTCGGGCCTGTGCAGGCGTTTGGGTTTTGAGATTGTTGATGACTCGAATCATGGCGACACAGCGAGCAGTTTCCTCAACGGTCATTCCCTTAAAGCCGAACTCCTCGGCGCATTTGAGACAGATTCCGCGCAGCTCTACACGCATCCGAATATCGGCAGAGTTGAAGCCACAAGCGCAAATGTTGCAATTCACTTGAAACCGCCCAGACGCATAGCCACGATCGCGTCCTGTGTGCTCTTAGTCAGATTAGACAGATAGATACCGTGCTCCTCAGCAACATAAGCCAACTCAAAAAGCGCCTTACGCAACATCTCAATATCGGTCTTTTGGGCGTCTAACTGCCATGCGGCTGCTTTCATCGCAATCTCCGCTTTAGCAATCGCGGCGGTCATGTCCGCTAACTGTTGGTTCATGGTCGGGGCTCCTTGATTTGTCGGTATTTGCCGTCACGATATACCAGCGGTGTTGCTGGGATCGGATCAACGACTTCTTTTCGTTCTAAACGCTGGCGTTCCTTCCAAGTCAGACCACCCCAAACCCCACAACAATCCTGACGTGTCGTAGAAAACTTGAGGGCCTCATCAAGACATTCTTGGCGTACCGGGCACACTGCGCAGACTGCTTTGGCTTCCTTAATTTTGCGGTTGATATGGCGCTCACCGAACTCAAAGATGAACAGGTCAATATCCATGCCTCGACAAGCTGCGCGTTCCCACCAGCGATCTAGCACAGTTTCCAAGGCTTCCATCCACAACCACCACCCTCGGCAATATCTGAATACAGCAGATAGGCGAACCTGAGGTTGAGGGTCGGGTCGCTCATGGCTTCCGCAAATGGCATGTTGAAAACTTGCTCCACGTACTTGGTGTGGATTTGGTTGATCTGCGCGACGCCGTGGTCGTGGCCGTTAAAGCGGTCTGCCAGTTCAGGGTCACTAGACAGCGGCGTGATGTTGAGACAGCGCGTTTCCTTCCACAGCAGGCGACCCAACTTCTCTAGCGTCTCGGTGTTGTTGGGCCAGCCGACCGTGATCGCAGTCTGAAACCATTCTTGGCATTTGGTGTCCGGGTGAAAGTCGGCAAGTCGAGTAAACGGAACAGTGCTAGTCGTGCTGGTCGTCGTGCTGGTCGTTGTTGTTGTGAGCTCTTCTGCGCGATCCTCAAGTTGTTGGGGTGTCAACATCCCGAGCGTGACCGTGGAGGGCACAGACGGCGTTTTGATGGGGTCTGCGTTGCCCTGTACGCCTGTGATCGCCCATAAGGCGCATATTCCATAAGTGAATATTGATAAGAGTAGGAATCGTTTAAGGTTCATTTAGTAGTCCTCTGATAGGTCCGCAACTGATTTGCGGGTGCTGAAGAATCCCTCCAGCATTGGGTTGTTCTGCATAATTTCGCGGGCCATATAGGCGCGATAGTTGTTGTTGAATTTGAAATCACTGTTGGGGTCGTAAGTGCATGAGTGCTGAAACCGTAGGACTTCTACGAGTGCGCCAATGCCGTAATGGTTGTGCCCGTTGTTGTATAGGGCGTAACACATTTGGGTGAGTCGTTCTATGACCCACGGGTTTGCCTCTTTAAAGGCTTCGTATTTGAGCTTCTCGGCTGGCACTTCGAGAACGTCAAAAAGGGATGGTTGCATTGCTTCCTCCTGCGGTCGGGGTCCCGCTATCACGGGACGCACTTGGTTGCCAGTCATTAGACCGACTCCCAGACCAAATGTCAAGTCACCGCGCGTCGAGTGTAGGAAACGCCTCAATGGCATCTAAAACGGCTTGAGGCAGGCTGTCTCCGCAGACATAGCGAATATGCCATGCTTCAGCGTTAGCGCCGTTTTTGACTTCCCATGAGAACCCAAATTTGAGCGCGTTGCTGGTGGAGAATCCGTCGCCCAGTAACCATTCGAGTCGTTTGCCTGAAGCGGACGCGACATCTATCGCGAGTCCCCAGCCGTGATTACTCGTACCGGGTGTCCCTGCTGGGGCGAAACCTTGTTTCAGGAACCAAACTTGTCCGTTGTATTTGCGGGTCACTTGAGGTTTGCGAAAGTTGGGTTTGGCTTCGTACCGTTCATTAAACAGGGCTGTCTGTTGGGTTAGTGGGCGGTATGCGCCCACGTGCTTTAGTTCTATTGTGTCAAAGTAAGCAGCGAGCTGTAACGCGTTCCATGCGGTGGCCGCGAGGCTGTGCAGTTTGCCGTTCGGTGCTTTGATGTCTCGAAGTAAGGCTGCTTTAATTTCGCCGTTCTTTTGACCTTCTAGGTCTGTTGGCATGATGATGGGTAGTACCGGGTAATTGATCATGATTGGATGCTCACAAAGTTAGTAAGGGTTGCGATGGGGTGTGTCCCTGATGAGGTGATCGCCCAAAGCTCTTCGTTTGGTGGGATTATGACCGTGATGAGTTCGTGTTGCCGTAGAGGTAGTCCGTTTGCGCTGGTGACGTCTGCTCCGCCGATATAGACGTCGTTGCTTGTTGCGCGAACATTTACGCTTCGTGTTGCGTTGACTGCTTTAGAAACGATTTTGACGCGTGTGTCGGTGACGCTGATGTTAGTGCTGATCATCTTTTTGCTCCTTGTCTTTAAGGCCGTTGGAAGCGAGGATTCCAGACAGTGCCCCGGTCAGGAACAGCATCATGGGCGACAGTAGCGACCATGCACTTTCGTCGTTTGGGCTGACTTCTAATGGCTGGACGACGAATAGCAGTCCGTAGAGAAGAGCTGCGGTTGATCCTAGGAACGCGACAGCGAGAGCGATGCCTACGATAAGGATGAGTCGTGCTTTGATTTCGGAGTTGGTGAGTCTTTTCATTGTTCGCACCTTGTCGCTGTGGGTTTGGTTTCGCAAGTGTCTCGAGTGCGGTCGTTGCATCCAGTGATGACGAACATGAGGACGACGGCGAGAGCTGCGATCACGGCAAGAGTTTTCATGCTTCGGTTGGAACTTTGTCAGTGATCTCGTTATCGCAACCACCACAAACGCAATAACAGTCGGGCAATACTGCCTGAACGACGATACCGATGTTGTCGTTCGGACAGCCTTCCGTGTGGCAAGTCACTGTCATTTCTAAGTATTCGCTCATGGCCCTGCTCCTGCTCCTGATAATGCTTGTATTGCGATCCAATGTGAAGCCCAACTACCAGCCGAGCTGCGCTCAATATTAAACGATGAAGTAGTTGGAACATTAGTAAACTCGTACGAGACAGCCGAACCAATTGATTTGGGTTGAGTGACCACGATGGGTGCTTGCGTAAACCTACCGACGACAAAGGTGACGGTGACAGCACTTGAAAAAGTCACTCTTCCCACTGAGTACCTAAACGGGACCCATGAAAACTCGCTGTTAAGTTGGTTTGCGGTCAGGACTGCGCCCGATGTGTAAGTGTTTTGAGCCATAATGTTTCTCCTTTACCAGCCGAGTCGACTGGTGTCTAGTATGCCGTTGACTGAGTCGTCAAGTATGAACGCGCTCCAGTTATACCAAGGCTTCGTCCTGAATGTGACGATCATGTCCTCGGGTGTTCCCGAGATTGTTCGGCCTGTGATCACATTCTGTGTTGTCACTGTCGTTGTTGTTCCGACGGGCTTGTACTTGAGCTCTACACGTTCCCAGATACCGGTCAACATGTCAATCATCTTGAAAAAAGCCTCTTTAGGAGTAAATGTGAGAATGGGCTTTATTTGTGACAGTTTGATCGTGAGACTGGTTGGGACATATTCGAGTGTGTTGTATCGGCTACCGAGTGCGCTAGTCAGGTAGGTCTGCCCTGAGGTAATCAAAAAGACTTGAGGCCATGCAATGACCTTTGTGCCGTAGGTCGTCGTGCTTGCATCGTTGGCGACAAAGGTGACTCCACCGCTTGTGGCTGTCGTTTGTGCTCCAGTAGCGAAGTCGGCTCTGTTGTATGACGCACTAAGAGTTTGGAATGGGATTGAGCTTGAGTTTGGTGTGATGTCCGAACCGTACACATAATAGGGACCGTTACGATCAAACTTGCTCCGTAGTGGCGTGTAGTAGAGAACAATTGATTGGTAAGTCGTGGCAGAGCCAATGAGTGTTGAGTAAACAGGCCATGAGATTGCTGCAGAGGATGGGAGATGTCGAGTGCTGATCAGGTCTGACACTCCGCCGGCGGTCGGTGTCCCTGAGACTGTTTCAACTGTTCCATCGTTGTCGCCTATGGACTCAAAAATTCCTGTCGCTGTTCCGCCAAGTGTTGGGAATTGCACGTTAGTTAGGACTTGAGCGATTTTAGTGGGCATTGTTTCAAGTGATGTGATGCCGACGATATCGGTGCGTGTTGGGGATGAGAAAGTGAACGCATCAACACATGTGAAAGATGCTTTTGAGTCTTTGTACCCAGAGTCAATAGTGAAGTCGGTACAGATGCCCTCAAACAGGTAGTAAGTGGAGGCGGTTCCGTCGTCATAGGTAAAGCCGAGGAGGAACTTCGCTCCGAACCAGTTGGTCGTGGAGAATGTGCCTCCGCCACTTGGCGTGAACTCGTTCAGGAAGTTCTTCATGGTGAACGATGCTGTCGCCGTTCCCATCGTGTAAATACCAGCGTCCAGATCTGTCGTGTACGAAAGCAGATAGGAGCTCAGATCTACCGTCGAACCTGTTGCCAATTTGACCGACAAGGCGGTCGTATAGGTGATCGGGCCTGCCATGTCAGCCTCGGAACGCGGTCGGATTGACTGTGATTGGTAAAGCTCCACGGTCTCGGATGTACTGCTGAAGAGCTGCGACAACAGCGTTCGGATCAGCACTTGAAACATTTACGTTAAGTGTCATGCCTCCGCCCATACTGCCAAGGCGGTCTAACGGGATAACGGCTTCCGGTCCTTTTTCGCCAATCATCGCAATTGTGGGGCCCGTCGTAATTCCTCCCTCGGCTAGTCGAGGCAACTTGACGTCTGGAATAGTTCCGAAGTTCACCCACGGCCCAGCTGCTTTGTCAATGCCGTCAAGGATCGTATTCAGTCCCTTGATAGCAAAGTTTAAGCCCTTTTCCATTGCCGAAATGACTGCGTTAATAACACCCTTGAACGCTCCGCCAATACCGTCAAAGATCGCCTTGCCAAGATCCGCCAATTCAGCAAAACCTGTTTTGACCGCATTAAACACGAACTGGACGACCCCCCACCAAGCCATGAAGCCAGCCTTAAGGGCGTCAATGGCTTTGCCAAAAATGTTGAACTTGACCTGTAGTGCGACGAGAGCTGCGATGATCGCAAGGATGACGATTGCACCTGTGGCGACCCACAGCGCCGAGAATGACGCAGTCAGTGCGGTGTTAAGTGCGGCAGTCGCGGCTTGGATCGTGTTGTACACAGCAAGAGCTGCGTTCGTGGCAATAATCGCTGTAGCAATTCCGCCGATGACCAAACCGAGCGTGACAATCAACCCAGTGTTTTCTTGGGCCCATGTCGAGAACCTTAAAAGTCCAGGAAGAAGTTTTTCAATAAGTGGTGCGACAGCTGCGCCAATTGACTCCTTGAACTCGCCCATCTGAATCGACAAGTTCTTCATCTTGCCTGAAGTCGTGTTCGCTGCAGTTGAAGCTTGATTCTTAAATGTGCCAGCGAGACGACCAAACACTTCGTCGGCGTCAGCGCCTTCCTCAATAAGCGAGGCGAGTGCTGGGTCTAATTTCTTGAGGGCTGTGAAGTTGCCGTTGTAAGCCTTACTGAGTGCGTCAGAGACTGCGCCGAGATCTTTCCCAGTGCCCGCGGATACGTCAAGGGCAAGAGTGAGCAGATCTTGAGCTTGAGCAACATCGCCAGTGCCTCGCACCAGTTTGTCGAGTGCCGGGCGAAGTTCATCGTCGGCAACAGCGGCAGCCATAGAAGTCTTAGTAATGAACTTTTCAACCGACGCGATCTGGGCGTCTGATGCGTAAGTAACGTTCTGAAGTGTCAACCCAAGTTTCTCAGCTGCGGCTTCATCTTCAGCAAACGCTTTGACAGCATCAAAAGCGACAGCGCCAAGAGCTGCGATTGCGAGCCCTGCAGGGACTGCGGCTTTCTTGATTGCAAACGATGCTTTTTCCCCGTTGGTTTCAAGTTTCTTAAAGTCGGCAATTGCTTTGTCAATGCCCTTGGGATTCCACTCGGAAATGATCGGAAGATTGATTGCCATCAGTTGAACTCTCTTTGTGCATCAACCATGAACTGGTCAATGATCGGCTTCAAAGCCCGTTCAGTTTCGGCGACCATCTGATCTATGTCTTTCCACATATAGCGCGACGGTTCACCCTGAAGAGCTGACGCAAAATTAGGTCGGCGATACTTTGACTCTCGGCGCGACTTAGTGCCACCAGCACGGCCAGCCATGTCTGTGATCGCCACAGGAGCACCCTTGGTGACCACACGAACCACTGCGATCTGTTCAGCGCCAGCAGTCGCTGAACCCTTGCGAGGCTTGCGAGTATTCAACGAGATCTGCACCTTCTTAACGTTCTTCCACCCGGTGCGACCGTTGTGATTCATACCGCTCAACGGTGCTGTCGTTGGGACTCGACTGTTGATCAGATCCACCAAAGGCTGAGCCGCAACCTTTGTATCCTTAAGCAGAGTGCGACGAATAGCAGGATTAATCTTCTGCATCTTCTTTAACGCGTCTTGCAGACCGTAAGTATCAAGTCTCACATCTGCAGCCATTAGGTTTTCTTTCTCTGCTCGTTGATGATCTGCACACAAGTTGCCAAATCGTCTGTCTCAAATGTTATTTGTGGAGGCCAGAACCCAGTCTCAACTAGCAGAGCTGCTAGCTGACGTCGGTGGCCTCCTGCGTAGGGACTGCGGATTCAGTCTCCACAACTTCTAGATCTTCTAACTTTTTGACGAACTCATCAAATGAGACTGGGACCGGGTGACCTTGCTGTTTGCTGGCCTCGTAAGCCATGAACGCTAGGTCTTCCATCCCGATCCCATTGCTTAGATCTGATGCTCGTCGTTTGAACTTACGCTCCCACGAAATGATTACAAACAGGTTTGTGATTACTCGGTAAGTCTCACCATCGGTAAGTCGGACGCTAAGTGTTAATTTCATGGTTCTCCTAGTCGGGATTGGATCAGTTTACGGATTACGGTGTGACGATGTCGCGTGCGTAAGTGCCACCCTTGAACACGGCCTCAACGACTGACAGTTCGCCGACGGTCGCATTGATCGGCGTGACGGTCTCTAGGTAGCAACCAGTGAGCGTGTACTCAGGATTCGAAGCGGACTCAGTTGTTCCAGACGGGCTCACAACAATCGTGCAAGTCGTGCCGAACAAAGTGTTCAAGTAGGTTTCAACTTCAAGCGTTCCGTAACCCTGAAACAAGGTCAAGGTCAATTCATTGCTGAACAACCCAGCCGTGAACGTGCGGGAAGTCTGACCGAAACTCGTATTTTCCAGCGCCTCGGCAGTCAAAGTGAGCACCGCTGCAGAACAGTTGCTGGTGAGCGAAATCGCCGACGGAACGGTGACATTGACGGTTGGGTTTGATAGGTAAGTTGTGGGCATTTTTTGTCCTTTTATCTGCGGCTTGAGCCGATTCTAATTGTGAGGTCGTAAGCGGGTAGATCTTGCGATCCAATCTGCGCGAGTGTGGGCCGTCCAGATACAACTGCAAGAGAAGAGTTCATCAGCTGGTCCACTACTCCAAGGATGTAGTTTGTCGAGTCGCTATTACCGGGTGGCGCTCCCAACACTCGGAGATCAATCGTGATGTCCGCTGTTTGGTTATTGAACGCAGTGAAAACAGGAAGCTCAATGAAAACAGTAAGAGGTCGAGCGTTGCGAGGATCAGTGACAGGCTTAAGCCCGAGAGCCGTGATCGTTGCTGAGACAGCATCAATCGCGTCCGTGAAGATGCCTGCCATTTCATGCACACTGCGATCGTTT